CTAAAGACAGAACCCTTGATGCATTCAAGGGTAAAATGGTCGGGGGTGGTGCTCGTCCTAATTTATTTGAATGTGAATTATTCTTCCCTGACGAAGCGATTCCTGTTAACTCATCAAAAGATGAAATTGCAGATAAGAGTAGATTTTTAGTTAAAGCAGCACAATTACCTGCTTCAAACGTTGCACCTATTCTTATTCCATTTAGAGGAAGAAATTTAAAGATCGCAGGTGATCGTACATTTGAACCTTGGACAATAACTATTATTAATGATGTTGATTTTAAAATTAGAACAGCATTTGAAAGATGGATGAACTTAATTAATAAGCATGAAGATAATGCTGGTCTTACTGATCCAACAGCATATCAAAAGGATTTATTTGTAAGACAATTGGGTAGAGCTTCATTAGAAGGTTCAACTCCAACAAGTGCTTCACAGTTACCTGTCTTGAAAATGTATAAGTTTCATGGAACTTTCCCAACTAGAATTTCTGATATTGCCCTATCTTATGATAGTTCTGATACAATTGAAGAGTTTTCTGTAGAATTACAAGTACAGTGGATTGATGTTCAAGATTCAGAGTCTAAGACACAAATTGGCACAGGAGCATAAATAGTGCTATAATAGTAGCAAAACAGTTATACGATGGCAAAACTTTTTGGATTTAAGATCCCCGACGGAGAGGATAAACAATCAAAGGGGGTAGTTTCTCCCGTACCTCCTACTGATGAAGATAAATCAGACTTTTATGTCTCTAGTGGATTTTATGGCCAATATGTTGATATTGAGGGTGTTTATAAAAGCGAGCAAGATTTAGTTCGTAGATATCGTGAAATGTGCTTACACCCAGAGTGTGATAGTGCGATTGAAGATGTTGTAAATGAAGCAATTGTTTCTGATTCAGATGATTCACCAATTGAAATTGAATTATCAAATCTAAATGCATCAGATAGACTAAAAGATTCAATTAGAGAAGAATTTAAACATATTAAAAGTATCATGAACTTTGATAAAAAGTGTCATGAAATTTTTCGTACTTGGTATATTGATGGTAGAATATTTTATCATAAGGTTATTGATTTAGATAATCCATCAGAAGGTATTAAAGAAATAAGATATATTGATCCACTTAAAATAAGATTAGTTCGTGAAACAGATAAAACTGGTTCAAACAGATTATCTCCATTTGATATTGCTAAGAATGGAAATGATCCAAAGAATGCTGATGCTCCAAAAATAAATGAGTATTATCTATATGATCCAAATACAAGCACAAAAAAAGGTGGTGGAATTTATCCAACTAAAACTGCAAAAGGTGCAGTAAAAATCGCAAAAGATGCAATCACATATTGTACATCAGGATTGGTAGATCGTAATAAACAAACAGTATTATCATATTTACATAAAGCAATCAAAGCACTTAACCAATTAAGAATGGTTGAGGATAGTCTTGTAATTTATAGATTATCAAGAGCACCAGAAAGAAGAATATTTTATATTGATGTTGGTAATCTTCCAAAGATTAAGGCTGAGCAATATCTTCGTGATGTTATGAATCGTTATCGTAACAAGTTAGTATATAATGCTGATACTGGAGAGATTCGTGATGACCGTAAATATATGGCGATGCTTGAAGATTTTTGGTTGCCAAGAAGAGAAGGTGGTCGGGGAACCGAAATTACAACTTTACCTGGCGGACAGAACTTAGGTGAACTTACTGATATTGAATATTTCCAATCAAAATTATATAAGTCATTAAATGTACCAACAAGTAGATTAGATAGTCAAGGTGGATTCAACTTAGGAAGATCATCAGAAATATTAAGAGATGAATTAAAATTTAGTAAATTTGTAGGTAGATTAAGAAAAAGATTTTCTCAAGTTTTCAACGATATGTTGAAGACTCAATTAATTCTTAAAAATATTATCACACCAGAAGATTGGAATGAGTTAGAAGATCACATCCAGTATGATTTCTTGTATGATAATCATTTCTCTGATCTTAAAAAGAATGAATTATTAAATGAGCAACTCGGTGTAGTGGCATCTATGGAACCATACATGGGTAAGTATTTTTCTAATCATTTTGTTCGCACTAAAGTTCTTAAGCAAACTGAAGATGATATTAAAGAAATTGACAAAGAGATTAAGAAAGAAATCAAAG